TCAGGCGCACATCCTCTCGGGGCGCCCAGCCGACCTCGAGAGCGTTGTCACCGCGCTGGAGGCGGCCGCCGCCCGAGGGCTCCGCCCCGAAATTTTCTTTGAGCCTTTTTGATTTACGGCTCAGTACGTTATCGGCATGATGAGGATACTAGGTCTTTCTTACTCCTATAAGAACCCCATATGTAAACACTAACAACAACACTACATAAAAACACACAACGAATACTTTCTCTACGATTCATGTGGCCTAGTGTTCTCATCATGCCTGACAACAATCGTTTCATATTTCCTCCTCTCTAGCTTCCTGACTGTGCTGATAGCGGTCAGGGGGCGATATGTGTACGTAAGCTTGTCTTGCGTGCAGATATCGCTCGTAGAAAGGGCGAACTTTTTGCAATCGTTTATTCACCGGTTAAACGATTTAAGGGTACAAATCCGGTACTATTTATTACAAAGGAGACTATCATGTCTAAAACAATTTTCATCAATACTATTATTTCCGCTACTAAGGAAGCAGTAGCAGTAGGTCACATGGCTTGGGGCAAAAAATCTGCCACAAAAGAAAATTTGGCCTATGAAGGTGACTTCATGGCTTCCGTATTGCACGTATTAAATCGTGTTATTCAAACTGGTATTGCTCGTCGTGATAGCTATGGTCATATGACTATGACTATCGAATTACCAGATTCTGTAGCTATTCGTGCTTACACTGTGATGGGTAAGGGTGCAAAAGGTGCTAAACAATCTTTCGATACCAAAGCTGTTGGTGTTGAATGTCGTGCACTAGAAAAAGCTCTTGCCGATGCTAAAGCATGTGACTTGGTACTTCGTTTGCAACGTCAATCTCAGGCTACTGCATTTAGCCTAGAAATCCCGGACGGCGTAGAAGTTAGTGAAGGCGAAGTGTTGCAATTCACAAATGGTGAAGCTCCTAATGGCGTTAAATTAGCGCATGGTCAACGCAGTAATTATGCGTATACTATTGGTGTACGTGGTGAAGAACTCGTAGCATTGCGTCCTATGGATAGCTCTGCTATGAAGACTTTGAATGCTTTCCGTAGTGGTGTGTGGAACTTAGTACGTCCTGTTGCACCTAAGAAAGTTGAAGAAGGTCAAGTATTTTAATAGAGGGGGTTCGTCCCCCTTTATATTTTATTAAGGAGGGTATATAAATAATGGACTCTATCACTATTAAAAATACAAATGTAAAAATCTTGTCTTATATTGAAGATAAGGTGAATAATGAATATGGTGGGACTGTGGAACGTATCGACGGAGGTCTTACTATTCAAATCTCTGAAGAAAAAACAGAGGAATTAATGTCGGCATATAAACTAGCGAAAGTTAACTATGCCGGTATTCAAGTTGTGAACTGGGGTGCCAAAAAAGTTGGTATCTTAGCTAACGCAACTAAATCTGTCGGCATCGGTGCAGTGAAGCTCGGTGCCAAAGGCCTTTTCGGTGGTTTAAAGAAAACTACTGAGTTAGCGATGGGTGCCGTGTCCGCAATTGCGGATGAAGCGCAAACATCTTATGCGGAGCTCAAGGCTAGCGAAGATTTACGCTCCCTTAAGAATAGCTTCGGCTCGCGAGGTGGGGTTAACAACGATGATATTATCGTTGTTAATAACGGCCCACAAGAGCCTACAGTGCCCCCTACTGGTGGTAATCAAGAAAATACCGAAGGTTAATTAATCTATATATTTAGTTAGGGACTCTTTGTAGTCTCTAGCTAAATATATATTTTTTTTAGTATATTATATATGCTTAGACATTTGATTGTAATGTAATTTCTGTTATATATACTTAGACTAAAGCATTATTTTTTTGTTTGTAGTTATAAACTAAATAATGTTTTCGTATAAGTATATATTTTGTGCCGGCAAGCTATATATTTTTAGCGATAGTATATTATTTTAACGTTGCGTTATCGAGCGCACTATAAAAATAAAAAAAAAGCGAGCGGAGCGAG